TTCTGTATACCTCCTGAAAAGCTACTTCTTCAAAGACGATGAGGGAAGGTTTAAAGGTTAGCTGGACGGAGATGAGGGTGTCTATCAGCTCGTTAGGAGTGGCACGCTTATTATATATAAACAAGGAATATAGGTGTCCTGTCTCCCTGTCCCTACCAAGCACCGCTATTGCGGTGTAGTCTCCCTTTTCCTTACCCGTGCTTGGGTCTACGCCCGCCACGATGTCAAGCTTGCTTAAGTCAAGTTTTTCCTCGTAATACTTAATCCATTCAGGTCTGAAAATTCTGTCCTCGTCGGACAGGGGCTCGTTCATATACTCAGAAGCAAACGCATAGCTTCCGATTTCTTGCTTCTTTTTCTCCAGTGCTTCCAGTGTCCAAAGGTATGGATGCAAGGGCTTGCCCTCGTCGGTGATGGCTTTGTATTTCTTAGCAAACCAGCCAAGCTCCTGTCCTCTTGTGATGAGTTCGTTAAGCAGTGAGTCGTAGTGAAGGATGGTTCCGATCACAAAGATTTTTGCGTTCTGAGATAAACCCATCACCACCCTATAAAACCACTTCTTTAGCTTGTCTCTGAGAGATTTAGAGTTTGCGTGTTCTTCGCTTTCTATGTCGTCAAGTATGACTAAATCGGGTCTTTCTCCACGCTTGACTAAACCTCTCAGCTTCTGCCCTGCACCTCGTGAAATCACTGTAGTGTGCACCGTGTCTATCCTCTCCACTGTAGCCCGCTTTATCACCTCTCCGAAATCCTGCAAAATTGCAGGATTGTTTTCAAGCTCTAACCGAATATCCTCCAGTTGTTCCTTCGCCCTCTGTTCTGATGCTCCGATGCAGACTATGAACTTGTGCTTTCCGTAGAGGATAGACCATAAAACATAGCCCAGATATATGAGAGATGTCTTTCCGTGTTCCCTCGGCGCTGCCACAACTACTCTTTTCATGTCTGGGTTCTCTAAAAAGCTGATGATTTCTAACTGAAATGGTGCAAAAGGTTTTCTGAAGATGTGCGGAAGGTAGGTTTGGCAAAAGAAAGCAAAGTCGTTCCTTGCTCGCTCTTTTCTATCTTTGTCCGCCTCTGAAATGAGAACTCTCTCTAAAACTCTGCTGACCGCCTTTTCCTTATAGCTCATGCTTTAGCTCCGCAATGATGCGTTTTGCAAGCTCTTCATCTAAGTGTTTTGCTAAAGTTTTTGCTACTTTTTCAAGCACCTTTTCTGTGTGTTCTATTAGCTGAGTTTTTGTCTTTTCTATGTATGCACTGCTCCGTGAGAGATTGCTTGCAGTATGCACAAGCCTCATGAGTGCATCTATCTTTGCGTCTTCCACCTCTCCCTTCTCTTGCCATTCTGCTATGACCTCTAAAAGCAAGCCTGTTGCAATAGTTGCAAGGGTCTGGGATTGTTGGAATGTATCAAGGTCCTCATCAGACAGTAGTCCGCTTCTTTTAAGTTCCAGCAGGGGCTTTAGCTTTCTGATTAGTCTGTGAATTGAGGATCTGGATGCTTGGGCTTGTGGGAACTTGATTTTTATCTCTTGTTCTAATTCTCTAAGGGTTTTCCCTCTTTCGTATTCCTTTACTGCGTATTCTTTCGCTTCAGGGTATCTATCAAGAGAGTGCCTTCTGGGCATTAGACTTCCTCCACTTGTTCATCTATGAACTCCTTTTCCATCAAAGCTTTGCCCTTGGCGGTTAGTCTTAGTTTTTGGATTTTTGTTTGATGGGCGGGCAGTTCAACTTCAAGCACTTCTATGTAGCCTTTTTCAAGTAAGTATTTGATGTTCTTCTCAAGCAGTTTTTTACTGTCTGTGAATATCCTCCAGTCCGCCAGTAGCGCTTCAATCATTTTGACTGTCAAGCTGTCCGGATACACTTGTTCAAGAAACTTCAAAATGAGATAATTGACTTGCTTTCTCATTGCTTAGCCTCCAGCTTGTATAAAAGTCTTTCTATCTTTTCCTCCAGCCTCTCCAACTTCATCTCCATGCGTGCCTCTACCTTGTTCTGGAATGCGAGAAAGTCTTCTTTTCTCAGATACTCTTTCAACATCATCTTCTCAATCTCTGCGCTCTTTTCCTTTTCTTCCTCTAAGCCTTTTTGAAGTTGTTCCAGCGTTGTCATCATGTTTGCCATCGTAGTCTTTATGATTGCGTAGTTGATCACGATTGCCACGAACGAGGAGACTGCAAAGACGATAATAGCGGGATGTGTCAAAAGCTGTTCCATCACTCTTCCACCTCTAAGACATTCCTCATCAAATCCTCTAAAGCCAAGCGAGCGGTGATGCCTACTCCTTCGTATTCTCGGTCTGAAATTTGCACTGTGAGGAAGACAAGCTTTTCTTTTTCAGACAATCTCTCTGTCCGGAAACTGCAATTTTGCAGTTCTTTCATCCTGCGTAAAAACTCACATACCCGCTTTGCAGTAATACGCATATGATGGAATATAGAAGCGATGGCTTGGCGAGTTTTCCTATTTTGCGTGGCTTATGGTAGGAAGCCGAAGGTGTTTATGTTATAAAAAGCGTAGTAGTCGGGCATTGAGATTCTTCTGTTGTATGTGCGGGTTCTAATTCTTAGCTTTGCTTGTGCGGGCTCTAATCTTTTTGTCTCTATTCTCAGTAAAGCAGATGCATAATTGCTATTGTCTGCAACAATGCGCAAACGGGCTTGTGGGCGTGGGGATGCACGGAGTGTCATTATATACAGCTTTGCTTGTGCGGGTCCGGTGGTTTGAATTCTTAGCTTTGCTTGTATTTTGCTATCTGTTTGTATTCTTAGCTTGGCTTGTATGGAGTTTGCGGTGTATATGCGGAGACGGGCGGAGGCGTAGTTGGTGTTGTCTGCAAAAATGCGGAGTTTAGCGCTCGCTTGGTAGGGGAAGTTGAAAGTGGCAAGTGGGTCAGTAGGGAAGTAGTATTCAATGACGTTGAAGGTGTAAATGTCTAAATAACTTACAAACCAGTAATTTCCGTTGTCGTAGACAGTGAGTTTATTGGGGTAAATGTCTTCGTAGTAGCTTATCTCTTGGGTAATATAGTAAGGGAAAATTAGCGAACCCATGCTCGTCCCCTTCCTTATCTAAATGACATGAACATACAATAAGCAGTATTCCAGGTGGGTTGTATGTAGTATCTTGGATACGGCCAGAAGCTCTCCTGGATAGAAGCCTCTGTAGGCGAAAGTTCTATTATTAAATGACGATGTGAAAAATAACCGAATCCATTCAGTGCGGAATCGTAGAACACTACGAGTTTTTCTTTTCTGTTTTGCAACGCAAGGCGATAGTCTTCTGGGGTAGCGTATCGTGGGTCAGGCATAAGAGGGAAATAAACTTCATGAACGGTAGTAATCCACCTTTGCTGGTGAAATAAGAAATATGCGATTAATAAAGGAGTTGAAGGGGGAGGAGCACCTATATCCAAGAGATAAGTTGTTGTGTAGCCTCTGGAGTATATGGTGTCGTATCTGAGAGATCTTAGCCTCGTGTGAAGCAGTTGGTTTGTTGTAGTTGTGAAAACACGTGGAGTGAACGCACTGGACGGATAAAGCTGCCACTGTAAGGCTATTGGTTTTGCAGAGGGAATGAGTTGTGCATTGTTATACAGGTCAGCCCATAGGACTTTAACATTAACTCCAACGAAAATGGGAAAAGACAAGAAATACCTTTCCTCAACGCTTGCCCTCGGTGGCGGTGGGTTTGGTGGAGGTGTTTGCGGTGGTTGTTGTGGTCGTGGTGGATAATTAATAGGTGGCGGAAGCGGTGGCAACTGGCAATTATAAACAACTCCTCCAATACACGTCATTCAACTTACCTCCTCAACTAAATTTAATTCCGATACTGCATAGTCTTTCGTAATTCTGTGCGTGTATCCCACAACTCTGAATTCCTTACCTTTAAACCTGATCTTGTGGTAGAGATCAAGGTCTGGGAGTAGCACGCACTTTAAATATCCTCGTTCTTGTAAATTTAACTTGAAGTGCTTCAGTAGTCTGTTTATATCTGCTTGATTCTCAAGTATCACATCGGAGTTGTTAATCTCAAGTGTGGCAAGCTGGCAGGAGTTTTCATCTTTTGCTTCTACCTTATACCGCCAGCCTTCGCCTTCCGCTTTCATTGTGATTGATACGGGTTTGAGTTTGGGTAGGGTGTAATCAAACACGACAGAGTCTGGAAGTTCAAAGGTGTTTTGAATGTATTCTACATCAGTGCCTACGGGCACGCCGTCCTCGTTGATTTTGACGATGATGTTTTGCGGGAACTTGCGGAGGACTTGGATTACATCCGTGAAGTTGTTGACAATTATGGGTTTAATAAACTTTGCGGTGCTGGAAGTCTGCACTATTGCACCAAGTACATCAAAAACCCTGACGGGATAGGGTGGAGACCACTGCACAGCAAACGGCGCATCCCAAAACACTCTATAACCACTCACATCGTCTACTATCTTCTCAAAGACAAAAACCCACCCGAGCGTGTATTCAGTGTATGGGAATGTGATTGACGATCTATACAGTACTCTCGCAATTCTGAAAGCAAGGAGGGAGTTGGGTGGGTAGGAGAGGGTGTTGCTTCTTACAATCAAAGGTAAATTCCACGGCGTGTCCGGGAAAGGGAGAGAGAAAGAAGAGGACTGAAAGTATTCAGCTTTAGCGACTGTGTCGTAATAGTCAAGGTAGATTGTGAAAGGTCTATATGTCTGACTTGCGTAATCAAAGTAATATCTGTAAAGCACTCCTGGCGGGTCTCTCCACGGGTAGTTCGCAAATTCTTCTGTATGTATGCTGGCACTTTCTCTCCCTTCCGTTTGTCTTGCGGTGTCATACCCCCAAAAACCGAGAAGGCTTTCTAATCTTTGTCTGAAAGTTGGATTTACAAGCATGTTAAACGCTTCCCTTGTGATGATGATAGTGGGCTTTATATCCGCACAGTTCAAAATCGTTTCATAATAAGCAAGCACTCTCCCACACGGCTTTTGTTGTGTGTTTTTCAACCTACCCCTAAACAAATGTGCCCCCGCAAAGTTGATGCTTACCTCCTCGGGTGGTGTGTAGTTAATAAACTCAATCTGCGCAGATTTGAAGTAGCTATTCTCCCTCGCTTGAATTTCAACTGAAATCGTTCTGTCCTTCGGAACTCCGTCTATCAGACAAGGGAAGAAGAAGCTTCTACTCATAGCACCACAAACCTTACCGTTCCCTTGTAAATATCCACGCCTTGCCTTATCCTTGTTGCGGTATCCACCATATCGCCTGCTACATACTCAAGGTTGACCTCAGTGATCAGCGCATAGAAAGACACATCCTCGTCAGCTATAACAGTCTTTGTCCCCAGCATGAGCCCGAGCGCCCTCGCTTGCGAACTTGTGCAAGTGTTTATGACGACTTCCTTTTCTGAACTGTCTTTGCTTTCTTCTTCTATTTGCACATTGAGAGAGATGTAGCCTCTGTAATATTCCGTGCCGTCTTCTTTGCAGAATACATACTTCATCACATAGCGATCGTATTCGTCTGTGATTCTCACTGTGATTATGTCTGACTCTGTGAGTTTATAAAGTCTGCCGTATATGTCTATTGCACGGAAGATAAGCCATTCCATATTAACCACAATGTGGATGTTTTCTCCCACCTGTGCGGAGCCCGGAGATGAACTATACACGGACACTGAACCCGTGGGTGGCGAACTTTCTACTGCAGAATTGCAGTTTGATATGTATTCTGTTCCGTCTATTGCATAGAGAACACTCCTTCTTTCCTCTTTGCTTTTAGCGCTGCACGGTGGAAGGATGAGTGAATTGATTTTTTGAGTTGTAGCTTGTTTTTTGATAGTAGAAGCAGAAACCCGCCCACCCCACTTGTTCCGTATCCAAGCGTCGTTAAGCGTTATAGTTCCTATTTGCACCGCCATCTTTATCTCACCCTCAACGCTTCGCCCGTTTGAGAATTCACAATGTCTGCATATATCACTATCTTTCTACCGTTCAAACTTTGTATCTGCGCTTCTGCGGCGGACATGTCAAGTTCTATGCGAGGCTTCAAATTCTCAAGTTGTATAATCATCTGAGAAATCTTGCTTACCTGCTGTGCGTAGAAGTTCTCAAGTTGTTGTGCTTGTTGTATGAAGCTATCAGACACGCTTGCTTGCATTTGCTGTAGCTGTTTCATTACAGAATCAACAAAAGTAGCACCAAACAGCCTACCAAAGTCCACACCCTCTGCCGCTGCAAGAGAGGTGGGCATCCTTTGGTATATTTCATACAGTTGTTCTACAAGCTGATTTGCCTTCTGCATATCTCCTGTTATGTTTGTAAACAGCCTTGTGAGTGATTCTTTAGAAGAGTATGTAAGCGACTGATAGGCTTGTATAACCTCCTCAGGAGTTAGCTGTTTTAAACCGTCCCTGATTTGCTGAACTAAATCTTGATATCGCATCTTGAGAATTTCTATCTGTTGCGGTGCTAAGCCTTGTGCGACTGCTTGCTGTATTTGACTTGCGAGATCTCTTGCCTGTTGGACGAGGTTTAGGATGTTTGCTACTCGCGTGATTGGTTCTTGTTGTGTTGTAAATCCAAGCTGAACTTGCAGTTCTTTTGGAATAAACTTGCTGATTAGGTCTTGCCTTTCTTTCTCAAGCTGTGCGAGTAGATTGTTCCTTTCCCTTGTGAGTTCTACTACCTTGCGTGCGTAGTCTTGTTCTTTAGCCCAAGCATCCCTGAGAAATTCTTCCAGTGCCTGTTTTCTCCTCTGATAGCCCTCCACTGTAGCTTGTGCTATCTCAAGTTCAGTTTGCAATATTTCTCTTAACACTTGCTTGCGTGCTTCGTCTTCTAAGTTTTCTTTTAGCAAGTCTTGCAGTTCTCTAAGCTTTCTCTTTAGCGTGTCTATTCTGTCTTCTACATCTGAAGTGTCTAAAGAGAGTTCAAGTTTTTGAGAGAATGCTTTAGTTTCATCTTGTAATGCAGTCATAACATCCTGAAGGGATAGACTGTCTTTCAGTTTTTGCTTTATCTCTTGCAATTTTGCAATTGTTTGCTCTTGCTCCTTGAGGGACTTCAAAATCTCCTCTACTTGCTGTTTAGAGACTTGTCTTATAGCCTGTGCGGTTATCTGCCCTGCTTGGTTTATCTCTTGCGCTGCTTTTTGCTGTGCTTCTTTGTATCTCCTTGCATCTTCCTCCGCCATCTCCCGCATCTTTGCAGTGATTTTTAAGCTTTCCTGCAGTTCCTCCTCCGAGATACCGAGAAAGCGACCGAGACCGGGAATTTTACCAATCAAAGCCCTCAGCCTGTTAATTCCATCTATAATGAATGTCTCTATTCTGATTAGCCACTTAGTGAATGCTCCTTTAGTCTGTTCATCCAGCCACTCCCGAAGCATCTCGCCCAAGTTCCAGCCCACAAGCGCAGTTGCCACTATGATATTTAGCCGTGAGAACAGAGCGCCTAATCCCGTTATTGCAGTTGCGCCCACCGTGCCGAGAGTTCTCATGCTCCCGATTAAGGCTTCAATAGCAGACTTCAAAGCAGAAACAGCTTTTATTACGATGTATATCTCTAATGCTTTTGTTATAAACCCGCCGAATTCTACTGTGAGTGTGCCTACTACTTTCACGAGAGTGCTTATGATGTTATAAAGATTTGTTAGTGTTTCTGAAATCTTCTCTACGAGTTCTTGCCCTTCAACGGAGAGCTCTATTTTCCCGTCTTTGACTACTAAAAACTTCGCTATAAACTCATCCAAGTCTTTCTTTATAGCCTCAAAGACTTTAGCAGTAGCCATGCCCGCAAAGACCTGAAAAACTTCTTTAGCTTTAGCGAGTAGTCCTGTAAAGCTTCCTTCTACATCTTTACCCGCAAACTGAAAACCCTGCAATCTTGCAGTCAATTCTTGAAAGAGTGTTCCCTGTTCCCTCCATCTATTGACCATTTCGTTGGTAATCCCAAGGGACCTTGCCAGTTGAGAGTTCATATCAATTGTGCCCATTAAGAGGTCTCTTGCCTCCTGCACTACTTGGTTCATGGGTAGTCCTATGGCAGCAACTGCGTTAGAGAGTAGCACCACAAACTGAGAGAACTCTTTCAGATTACCGCCTGCCGACAGAAAAGGTGCCATTATACCTTGGGCTATTTCAACAAGGTCTTGGAAGGTTAGGACAGTCTGCAACCCTGCAATGCGTAGTTCATTGAGAAGTTGATTTGACAGCTTGACTGCGTTTGCGTATTTCTCTGCACCCTCCACAAGCCTGCCTTGCTCGTTTCTTATCTGTGCGATAGATGTAAGAATACCCGCAAAGCCAATGCGACTTTGTTCTATCTGTTTATTGAATTCAATACCCTCTTTGATGAAGCCCAGAAAAGGTAAAGACAATGCTATTGTCCGTATAGTAGATGCTATGTTTTCAAACTGACTTGCAAGCTGTTTAGCAGACTGAGTGCTTTGTTCTATGTTTTTCTGCAAATTTTCAGTCCAGCTTGTGTCTATACCCTGTAGTCTGTTTCTCAGTTCATCCAGCTGTGCCCTTAGCTGTCCGACTTCTGCCCTGATCTCTAATACAAGCTGTTCACTTATCGCCATCGCCAAACTCCTCTAAAAGTTCTTCTATGCTTTCTTCTTCTTCTCCAAATACGCTGTCTATATCTTCCTTTGAACCCCATACCGCAAGCTTGACAAGATAGACAAATTCCTTCCACTCCCGCATTTTGCGTTTGTAGTAAGCAGACATAATCTCACGGAGGAATGGGAGAGGGTAGTCAAAGACTTGATGGTTTGCACTGATGAGTTCTTCAATTATTTCTGCGAGAGTAGTTCGTTCGCCTTCTGAAGCAGTGCTTTCAGTTCTGTAAAAAAATCCGTGTCCTCCTTTAGAACATCTACGCATGCGTTGAAAATTTTCAGTGCGTCCGAGGGTTTGAGGTCTTCTATTTCTTTCTGCCCTAAGCCCGTCATCGCACTCATGAAAGGGACCGAAGACTGCAAGTATGCGGACGGTTTTAATTGCCCTTGTAGGATATCATTCAGGACTTGGGATATGAGTTCAGAAAATCTAATAAAGTCCTTGAATGTTAAACTTCTCACTTGCACATCCCTACCATCCGAAAGCCTGACGGTTTTCACAGTCTCATACTTCATGCATCAACCTCCAGTATTGCGTTTGTTGTGAGTATCCAGTCTTCCCAAATTGCGGGCGCCTGCTCTGGTTCAAATATGCGTAGCCAGAAACTTAAAGCGTTTGCTACACCTCCAAGAACTTCTGTGCCGATGTTAATACTGTTGTTCGTTGGATTAGTGTCCAGTTCTGACCTATTCAATGCAAGAACCCAATATGGTCCATTCGTCCCGTCTGGCTGGTGTATGGTTGGGTTGGTGTCATTTATCGTAATCGTGATTTGGTCTACACCAGGGTTGGAGGCAGCTTGGCATTTTTTTGCACTGTCTGGAGAACCAAACCAAAGCTGTATGTCTACATACGCACCGCCTCCTGCGGTGTTTAGCACTACGTTAACTGGCGTATTCAAATTAACGGGTTGTGTGAGATCTGCATCAAGATAAAACCCAAAAGCCATTACCTCACTCCTCTGCTAATTATCTGAGGTTTAGTTGTAAAGGTCCCTTCAAACTTCACACTTAACCAGTCGTCGCCTATCAGCTTGAGTTCTCCCGAGGGAGTTAAAGACACATCTCCGATCACGTCTAAGACCTGTCCTTTAGGTGGGTCGCCTTTGAACCACAGGGTTCCCACGATTTGATATTTCTGCCCTGATTGAAGCGTTGTCTTCGTCATTGCATCATAAGAGTAGTCAATTCTCAGATTTGTGCCGTCTGCGATGTTTCCGTTATGGACTATGTATATTGCCCCTGCCTCGTAATCAAGGATGTAGTCCGTGCCTTCTGTGTAAGTAGTAGATGCCGCATCGTTGGTGACCACTGGTGCTGGAGTTCTTTTGATTTTCTCGTGCGCAAGCTTATACCAAAAGCCTTGCTTGACGCTGTTTATAGCCTCATCCGCTACAGTGCCTGCTGTGATGCTTGTGTCTGTTCTGCTTGCGAGGGCGAATTTTTCAAGTGTCTCAGTCTTCAATTCGTCAATCTCAAAGCTAACATTGAAGTCTTGCGATTTTACTATCTCTGCATCTTTGACTTTTATACCCGATGCGGTGCTGTAGTGTTCAAGCTTCTCTGTTTTGACCGTTAGGCTGAAGTCTTTGACATTGCCAAAATCTTCAAAGCCTGTCTCTCCTGCGGGCTTAAATAACAACATTCCTCTGCCAAGTGTATAAACCTTCGTTGTACTCATGCTTTGAGAATATAGAGAGGAAGGGCTTTATTGTTTTCGCATTTTGCGAGGGTGGGGTAGGAGGGTAGAACTATCTGTTGCAGATGTAGTTGAAGAAGTAGCTATAGGACATTTTACTGTAGCCGTTGGGGTCTCTTTTACCTTCTTGACACGCAACCTCGCACAGGTCTGCTATCTTTAACGAAACACTATCAAAGAAAGAACCAAGTTCCTCCCTGCTTGCGCTGAAGGTTAAACTACGCACGGCGATGCAAGAAAGGTTCCTTCTGCCAGCGTCGTAGCATGCGGAGTATATATTGTAAAGGGGAGTGCAAAGCTTCAAAATCTCAGACCTCTTTTCCTTCGGCACAGAAGAGAATACATCAGGATAGGTTCTCACAACCACAGGCTCGTACCCATCAGGACAAACCGCTTCACCCTTTGTTTTTACTGTTATGATGTTTCCGTTCTTGTCTCTGCAGGTTAGCATTTCTGTGATTTCAACCCCGAAGGCTACAGAAAGCAGTAAAAGCAACGAAAACAGAAACATCTCCCTACCTCCTACACTTCAATTTCTCTTACTATTTTAACCGCTACCCCTACAATCCGCAAGTCTTCAGTTTTAAACTGCTCTGGCAGAATGGGCGGATACTTCGGATTATCAGAAGCTAGCACAATGGAACCATTCACTCTTGTAAGCCTTTTCACAATCAACTCCCCAGAGTAATTCCGCACGACTACCACTTTCCCGCTCGGAATATCTGACCCATCACCCACATAAGCCTTGAACACCACAAAATCTCCATCGTGCAGTGTAGGTTCCATGCTATCGCCATACACTTGAACTGAAAACTTTCCGCCCTTCTGGAATGTTTCCTTACTAACAAGAACATAGCCCACCGCTTCAATGTCTGCGGGACTTTCTGGAAATCCTGCCCCCGCACGCCCTACAACTGGAATACGCACAAGCTTTTCGAGGAGTTCTTTTGTTTTTGCTTCTAACTCTTCTAATAGTGTTTTTTCTCTCCTCTCCCACATCTCCCCCTGCCCTGTTTTTAGCCATTGGTAGGAGACGCCGAAGGTTGAGGAGATGAGTTTTAAAGCAGTGTCGGGGACATCTCTTTCTCCTGCCTCCCATCTGTTGATCGTCTTCCATGATCGCCCGATCTTTTCCCCCATCTCCGCCTGCGTTAATCCTAAAGCCTTTCGGATTAAGCGTATTCTTTCACCTACCGCTTTTTTGTCCATCCCTCCACCTATCCCACTTGGGATAATATCCACCATCTTCCTCTTGACAAACATCCCAGATGGGGTATAATATCTCCTATGGGTTCTAACCTCATAAGGGATATTGTAAAAGATGCAGGTAAGAGGCAGGGAATAAGTCTTAGCAAGCTGGCGAACATTCTCAATGTTAATCATGTCTATTTGTTTAGTGTGCTGTCTGGTAAGAAAATCTCCCGCCCTCTCGTCTGCAAAATTGCAGAGTTTTTGCATCTTCCTGACCTCCCGCAAGTTTACGAGGAATATTTAAGAACTAAGCGTGTAGAAAACAAGACCGCTAACCCTACGTCCAGCAAAAAAAGGTAGCAAAAAACAAAATCCCATAAAGGAGGTAAAACCATGAGGCACTCAAGCTTTAACTGGGTCTTCCGGGAGTTCCTCCGGAAGAAAAGCCCGTATCCGTTGGCTTCCCGTTTGGGGAGGTCAGAAAAGCTTATTTACGCCTGGTCTATGGATGAGGACAATCCCTTCCATAGGCGAGACCCGCTGTCCTATGCAATGGACACGCTACTCATTATCCACGAACACATGCCGGAGTTGGCATTCAAGGCACTGCAGGAAATGGCATATAGACTTGGTTATAAACTTGAACCATACCCTGCGGAAAGGGAAGTACCATTTAAGGAAATCCTCAAAGAACTCAACGACGCCGAAGAAGCGCTCGTGGACGAGGACAACAGCTTGGAAGAGGATTTGAAGGAAGTGGAGGAGGCTATTTACACACTCCTACTCAAGAAAGCCGAACTGAAAAAGAAGCTCATAGAAAAAGCCGAGAGGGAGAGGAAACCCTCTCATAGGAGGTGAGCAATGACGCACGTAGATATGAATAATATAGCATTGAAGATAAGACAGTTCAACAGATTTTTTGTCTTAGATCTCCAATTCTATGAATGGCACTGGGTGAAGGCGTGGGAAATCATTTCTGTCAGGCATGCTTCTGGAGAAAGGCTTTATGAGGTAAAGAAATACGAAAGGGACGGGGACAGTATCTTGGCGGTGGTTGTCCCATTATGGGAGGTGAAACCATGAGACTTCCAGAGAAGGAAGGAGACTTGCAATTGATTATTTCGTTATTAATGCTTCTCTGTTCTGTTGTGTTAATCCTCATAGCTGAAGCCAAAAACAGACAGGCAGAGGCAATACTTAAGGAAGTAAGTAAAACAGTTAAGGAGGTGTGCAAATGAACAAAAAATATCCCACACAGCAACAGCCACAGCCACAACAACCGCAGGAGACTAAGAAGGATGGCGGGAAGTGGGTAGAGATTTTATCCCTTTTCCATCAGGGAAGTGGGGACACATACAAAAAGCTTAGCGTGCAGGTATCAAGCGAGTTTAAAGTCATTCTCTCCATCACCGAAGGAAGGACGGGCGGTGAATACACAAAAATCAACTTCCAGCTATCCGAACAGGAACTCATCTATTTAGCCGAGAAGTTGAGGCACCTGTTCTACAGGCTGGGAAAATGATGCTCATGGCTTCCCTCCCCTCCTCCCTCTTCCCCTTGCGGGGTCCCAAGCCCCGCCTTTTTACAAAAGGGTTCTTCCTCCCTATCAGTTGCCATTTGGGAAGGCGCAACGCCTTCCCGCTTTTTATCAAGCAAAAACCAAAAAAGGAGGTATAGAACATGAGAAGCAAAGGTGTTTTTGAGGTCCCAATAACCAAAATTGAAGTCATTCAGGGCTTACTGCCCCGTATTTACACCCACACCATAGAAGAGAAAGTGCAGGAATACCAAGAGGCGATGGCAGAAGGGCAGGAGTTCCCACCAATCACAGTATGGGATAAGGGAAATGGGATTTACTGGCTTATTGACGGCATGCACAGACTCCTTGCAAGCAAAAGGCTTGGGAAAGACACCATCAAAGCGGAAGTGGTAGAACTGGAGAACGAATTGGAAGCTCGCATATTGGCCATTGAGAAGAACGCAAGCCATGGGATACCCTTGGATAAGGAAGAAAAGAAAGAACTGGCAAGGCTGTTGTATGCAGACGGAGTAGAGATAGAAAGGCTAAGAAAGCTGTTTAGGGTTTCAGAGCGGACAATCTACAATTGGGTTCAGGGAGTAAAGAGAAGGGCGAAGGATGAGGAACTGAAAAGGCAAGCGTTAGAACTAAAGAACCAGGGCTTATCCACAAGAGAAATAGCTTCAATGCTTGGAGTAGATCATTCTACCATAGTTAAGTGGTATGGTGGGGGAAGTGGTGAAAACCTGCAAAAGTTGCAGATTGTCACCACCCTCATAAACCCCGACGGCACCCCCACCGAGGAGGGCTTTAAAGCCCTATCGGAGTTCATAGAGGAACACGAGGGAGAGTTAAAGGACAAACCCTTCAACGAAGTAGTTAAAGACCAGAACCTCAGAGACATTCTGAAGTTTTTAAATGAGGCACTTAGGAAAGATTTTAAACGGTTCATAGACAGTCCAAGCTACGAAAAAGTCAAAAACTACCTAATAACCGTCTATCCATACAAAGAACTATCCCTGAAAGCACGCAAGGTATTCTTTGAAAAAGCCCAAGCCTTATGGGAGAAACTAAAGAAAGAACACGAAGAGGAGCAAAAGCTTGAGAGGGAAGTTTTAGAACAGGCTAAGAAAGTCCTTGCTAACCCTGAGTATGTATTCCACACGTGGAGAACATTAAGGGAAGACTTGGCAAGACTTGGAGGGATGGACCACACATTTGTGTATATCAACAAAGAGAAGATTGAGGAGATACTCCACAGACACGCAGACAAATTGATGGAGGTATATAAGGCAGTCCCCGAGGCAACAGCAGACGCACTCTCAGAAGACGAGTTGAAGGAAATAAAGGAGAAAGTAAAGGATGTAGACAAGTGGGGCAGGTTAACCAAGATAAAGGAAGGAGTGTTGCAAAAGCTTAAAGAGAAAAGGCTAAGACCAGTTAACGCGGTGGTAGAGGAGATAGTAAAAAGGGTAGAAGAGATGCTAAAAGAAGAAACAGAAGAAACAACGCAAATAGACTGGGCGAAGATAGAACAAATAGCGAAAGAAATAGAGGAAAGCATGACCGAAGAGGACTGGGAAGACCTTAGGAGATATAAAGAAGAACTTGAAAAGAAGGCACAAGAGCAGAAAAAAGCAAAAGAAAAGAAAGAAAAAACTCCACCCCCGGACATAGAAGACTGGTATAGGAACGCACTGGAAGAGTTGCTATTGGATATGGGCGTCAAGTTGGGATGGGTAAAAGCGTTTGAAATAGCAGATGAGATTTACGAGAAAGTGAAGGAGTTCTCTAAAAAGGCTGTAAGAGGCTGGTAGGAGGGCGGAGATGGACAAGAGGAAAGAAGCCCTACGGCTTTACTCTCTTGGTATCCCGATCAGGAGGATTGCAAGGGTTTTAGGGATACCAAAAAGCACGGTGGAACGGTGGGTGAAGGAGCCATCACAAGCAGAACAGAAGCGAAAAGATGTGCTCCAAGACGAAATATGGGATAGGGTGATAGAGCTTCTTACCTTTAGCAAGGAAGAGAAAGGCAGAACAAGGGTTTTATCAATAGTCCAAATATACAAGCTTTTAGAAGTTGATCTACAAACGAGAGGAATAAGGAGTGAACGGACATTTAGACGGAGGCTTGAGGAAGTAATTAAGGAGAGGTTTGGCGGCTGGGAAAGACTGGAGTTAAAGCGAAGAGATAAGTCAGAGCTGGCAGAGTATAGAAAACCAAAAGGGAAACAAAAAAGGGAGCCAGCCACATGGGAAATAGATGCCACAGCCTACTCATGGAGAGGGGAGAGGTATTTTATTCTCGCCGTGCGGGAGAGGTGGAGCGGGTGCTTCCTCTCCTGCATGGTGGCAAAAGTCAAAGAAGACACCCAAGCCCAACACTATAACAAAGCTTTCAATTCACTTGATGTAGCACGGTTTTTAATCTCTCTATTTAGAGAGTATGGGGTACCCGAACGCATCATAACAGACAACGAAGCAGTCCTGAAGGCAGAACTCATCACACGAGGGCTTGAGTATTTAAACATCCCAGTAGTGAGAACTAAACCATATGCGCCAAATCAAAAGCTTATAGAGAGAAGCTTTAGAGATATAAAAGACCTTCTGAGATACTACACAAACACTCACCCGACATTTGAAGGCGCCTTAAGGTCTGCTGTGGAGATGTATAACAAGTCTGAACATAAATTTGAACACTTCAGCGAACCCGTAATCCCTGAAATTTTACATTCAACAGTTGAATACAGACAAGTAGAAGAGGATGAAATCAGGAAAGCCTTCAGAGAACGGTTTGTGAGGACTGTTAGGAACAACGCTATAAGAATTGAGAACTTAGTTTATGAATTTGTCTATCCATTTGAAGAGCGGGCTGGAGAAATAGGTAGAACGAGAAAGAGCCCTGAAGTGGTCTGTTATCGGGACCTTGAAAACGCCACAATCTTAGAAGTCTGGGACGAAAAAGAAACCCGCCCCCTCGGAATAGCCCGCCTAATCTCTCAAGATGTCCCCAGCCTTGACCCAACGGAGATAAAGGAACTAAGGAACAAGGAAAAGAGGATAGAAAGAAGAAAGAGAAAGCTAAAAGAAGAACTAATTGAGATTGAACAGCAAGAACTACAACAACAAAAAGAGACCGCAACCTTTTTAGAGCTTTTAAGCAGTTCTGAGCCAAGCTCACAACCAGCTCCTCAACCTGAGGAGGAGCTGGACCCAATAAAACTCTTTTTAGGAGGTGAGCAATGACGCACGCAGAACAAGTCCTAACCACAACCATCCAAGCCCTAAGACGTCTTAGGGCAGAGCAAACCATACCCCTTCACGCTATCATATGGGGTAAATGGGGGACAGGTAAAACTGTCTCCGCACAAAAGATAGCAAAACGGGAGCCAGACGTATTCTATGTGAAGGCCCCCGACGGAGAGATAACGATGGGGCGGTTATATCGGCTTATTGGCTTTAGCTTAGGGTGTGGTGCGAGGTCTACCTACGAAAGCACCTTAGACCTTATCAAACACCACCTGTTATATTACAACCTCAAACCAATTCTTATATTGGATGAGGCACAGAGAATACTCAGAAAACAGCACATCCTGAATGAATTGAAAGACCTCTCCGAAGATGAAGAATTGGGCTTTTGCTACCTCTTCCTCGGAGACCAGACCACTCCCAAACTCCTCGCATCCCACGACCACAGCTTATTCAAACGGTTCGCTATAAAAAAAGAATTACAGCCATTGACCCAAGAAACAATCTCCTTCCTCGTCAAAGAATACCGCATACAAGCAGACCCAGTGCAGATATTCAATTTTGCAAAAGAGAAAGGCTGGACCACACTGGATACAGCAATTTGCTTGCAAGCCTTAAAAAGTCAGAAGTTAGAACCCACGGCAGAAACATTGGACAAAATAGCCAAAGCCCTCGGGAGGTGAAACATGACTGACGGGAAGATCTGGGAAATCATGCTCAAACTGAGGGCTTTCACACCGTGGATGGTGCTGAAGGAACTCAACCCGCCATCGTTCCTCAGACAGTATGTAAAAGAGAAGGTAAGGAGCCTGATAAACGCACAAGTAAGGGCGGGCATCCTCCAAGTCCTGAATGATGACCCGCCCGTGTTTGGCTTTCCGGGCGAGTCTGTAGAAAAGGTGATGCGGAAATGCGGAATTTGTGGAGAGAAATTCATTCCAACCCAAAACAGCGACCAATACTGCAGCAATCAATGCGAAAGGGAATACAGGAAGAGGTTTTTGGAGAAGATGCGGAGAGAAAAGGGGATGAAAGAACGGCGGAGATATGAAGAGTGGGAGGAGAAGCTTATCTGGGAAACTCTTTCTCAATACGGATGCAAATCTGCAATTTTGCAGGAACTCGCAAGAAAGTTAAACCGCCACCCCGAGGCTATCAAAAGTAAGTTCAAAAAAATGAGGAGACAAAGGAGGGCTGTGGCATGACGGAGAGGCAAATCCTTAAAAAAATTGAGAAGGCTATAGAGTTGCTTATGCAAAAAAACATCAGGGAAGCGGTCAAGGTGCTAATGGAACTAAAGACAAGACTGGAGATGGAAATGAAGGAAAAGGAAACGGAAAAAGAAGACGGCAAGAAGCTACAACACCTAATGGGATGGTATCTCTCTATATGGAACAATCAGCCGCCGGAGAGCTACAGATTTACAGACTACAAATACATAATCGGGAAGCACCTGAGGGAGTTGATAGAGATATACGAACGGAATGGAGAGAATATTGAGAACCTAAAGCGGGACTACGAAGCATTCAAACAGTCCCGTCAACAGTGGAACGGAATACTGCAATTCAGGCAACAATTACCCAACATCAAAAATGCCAAAGGGAGCGAGTGGAGCTCTCCGGACAACCAACGAGGCAAGGATTTCTACTTAAAAGGTTGGGAAAACGAAGAGGGAGAAAACAAGCTTTGGGGGGATGAAGATGATGAAATCCCGTGGCTATCAAAATAAACAAAAACAAGAATGGAAGAAAAGGCTCCTCTTCAAAATTGCAAAAGAGGAGCTGGTAGAGGGCGTAAAGGAAGTCTTAGAGATTAAGACGATAAACAGCAACGACAGAATATACAAAATTGCCGTGCGGGTCAAAGACACAGAGGGAGAATACATTGTGTACGCTATTATCCAGCTAATATCGCCAGCCAGCAATGATGGCTACCCATGGAAGCTTATAGACCTGTGGTGGGAGGAGAAAACATGAAAAAGGTATATAAAAGCATAGAAGAAGTTAGAGAAAAATTCCCGGACGCAAAAATACATGAGTTCGAAAACTTCTTTATGGTTGAGATCGGAAAAGCGGTCAGCATCCTGTCAAAGGCATTGAATAAGGAAAGAATATATACCACGATGCTTGCTAACGGCTTTCCTGAAAAGTATCTGAACATTGCGCTCAACGGAGTGAAAGAGACCGAAGCTATAAAGAAAATTAAGGAAGTAAAGAAGAGAGGCGTCATCCTTGACGGCAAACCCGGCGTAGGGAAAAGCATTGCTTGCACATGGAAGATCGCTAAACTTCTTCAGTATAGAGAAATCTCAAACCCTCTCTATCTCTCGTGCGTAGCCTTCCCAGACCTGAAAACGATTTACAACTCATACAAAGAATACGACTGCTTTATGATAGATGACCTCATCTCCGCCCTCCCACAACCCAGACTTGAACTAATCATTGAAATCCTCTATTTTGCAGAATTGCAGGAGAGATATTTGTTCATCACTTCAAACAGCTTTACAGAACTTGCAAAATATCTACCTGAAGCATTGCTTAGCAGGCTTAGATCATACTGTGAATTCATCAAAATCAAAGAAAACAAAGACCTCAGACTTCAAAGCACCTCGTAGTTGTTCCGTCTAAGCAAGAACTCTATCAAGCTTTCCTTGTAAATCAACCAGCTCCCTCCCTTTCCTTTCTCTCCTTTCCTCGGACTTAACTTCACAGCGAAGATTTCCCCACGCTGGCAATAATAGTGTATCAGTCTCACCGAGACGCCTAAAAGCCTTGCAACTTCACTTGCTTTCAAAAATAAACTGTCGTATTTATCAAGCTCTCTCTCAATCTTCTTCACATCATCAAGGTCGTGAATTAAACCCATCCCAAGTAAAAATATAAGCCTCGCAAAATGCGAAAAGACCAAAAACCCTTAGTTCCATCTTTTTATTCCATGCCCGAAGTTCGTAATATACCGACGGACAGACTGAAGTGGCTGGATAGAGAGAGTGAAAGAGAAAAACTCCCAGAAGACTATTTCCTTGATCCGAAAAATCGCAGATATCCATATAAAAACAAAGACGGCTCCATCAATTGCTATATGCTGAGGTCTGCAATCCGTTTAGCTGGCATGCACGGAGAGGATAACATTAAAGCAAAAGCACAAGAGTTATACGACAAATACTGCGGAGGTGATAAGTGATGGAGGAAAGACAAGAACAGCAAACACAAACACAGCAAAAGACTGAACAGAAAGTAGAAACCGTCAATGCAGATGAACTCGTTAAAAAGCATTTGGACGAACAGGCAAAATACCTTGGGTTTGAGAGCTGGGATGACTTGCAAGCAAAGATTCTGGAAGAGAAGGGCAAGCTTTACGAGGCTTTAGAACAAGAGAGAAAGAAAGCTAAAGAGATAGAAAAGCAATACAAAGAACAACTCAAGCAACTGCAGAGAGAAAAAGAAGAACTGCTGATTGAATACAAGGTCAAGAGCAAACTTGCAGACAAGGTAATAGACGCAGACAAGGCTTTGAAGCTACTGAAAGCAGAAAAGACCATACAGATCAAGGATGGTAAGGTGCTTATAGACGGCGAGGATGTTGACACTGCTATTGAGAAGTTTTTGAATGAAAACCCCTTCCTCGTCAAAGCTGTCGGCGGTTCTGGTTCTCCTCACACCACAGAAAAGACAGAACCGCAAAGCCCTGAAGAACGCTTAAAACAAGCTCTGAGAAAACTTTTAGGAGGTGCATAAACATGGCAAAGAAGCCTAAAAAACCTAAAGGAGGCGTGAAATGAGTGTGTTGAGTGTTTTAGCAGGTAAGCTTTCCGCGGAGACAACCGAGAGGGCGGTCATTGAGTATATGGCAGACAAGGATGAACTATTTGCCTTACTACCTTTCACCAAGAGCCAAACGAACATCTACAGCTGGTATAGGACTGGCGATGTTCCTACGGCGTCAGTAGTGGATCCTTACGGAACCATCCCTGAAGTGGACACGGTCGGCACCGTCATGCAGAACAGGATTTCAATGATCGCTGCAGATGTGGTAGTCTACAACTTTGAAGCTACCGCAGTGGAACAGCTTGTGGACCGTGTACTTGAGAAGACACTTGCCGCATCAGAAGCTATCACAAGGGCATTCAAGAGATTGTTCATCACAGGATCTCAAGCAAACCCCAACGAGTTCGACGGGCTTGATAGGTTTGTAGACCCGAGTATGGTGGTTGATGCTGGATCGGGAGGTGCTCCCATATCGTTCCAGTTGTTTGACCAGCTGCTTGAAAAGTTCCCCGCCGGAGCAGAACCCACTGCGATTATAGTCCATCCGAGAACATACCTTTCCATTAAGGCTTTACTCAGAACTCTTTACACCACTCCTGAGCAAGTGATGTTGCCTAATTTCGGAAGACCTGTGCTGGCATACAACGGAATTCCAATCCTCAGAAATGAATACATTCCAATCACCTCAGGGCTGACCTCCGTGTATGCAGTGAGACTTGGACAAACCGCAGTGCACGGCGTGTATATGGGAGACAGCGCTGGCGTGGTGATAGAGGAAGTCGGTAAAGTTCAAGACAAGGACGCAAGAAAGTGGAGACTGAAGTGGTATGTAAGTATGGCATCTAAGAACAAGTGGGATGTAGCTAAGATAATCAACATCAATAACTAATCATGAAGAGAGTGAGAATTCCGTGGCAAGGAGATAGCCCCCTTTACTTCCCCGGGGGTGTTATACACTTTAAGGACGGCGCATCTGTGGGACCCGTCCCTGAGCAACTCCTGAGGCGCCTCATAGCCATATACGGAAACCAAATAGAGGTAATTGAAGATGAAGGTAGAACTGAAAATAAAGAAACTCCCGCAGATACTCCAACAAGGCGCAGTAGAAAAAAGTCTTAGGAGAGCAATCATGATAGCAGCTGAGACATATGTGAAAGACATTCACGATTGGATAGACAGCGGGCGGGCTTTTACGCCGAGAACTGGAAACTTGCAAAGGTCTATTACTTGGTATATGGCGTCGGAGACGTCCGCACGTATAATAGCACAGGCGGATTATGCTAAGTATGTGGAGTTTGGCACTAAGCCACATACCATACTACCAAAAAGAAGGAAAGCCTTGAAAATTCCCACTCCCGAGGGCTACATCTTCAGAAAGAAAGTCAGCCACCCGGGAAGCAAGCCCTATCCATTCTTCTTTGCAAACTTGCAAGATAGGGCACAAAAGGTAGCTGTAGAGTTTATGAAAGCTTTGGAGGGAGTGATATGAGTTTTGAGTTTATCACCCACACAGACTTTACAGATGAACCCATAAGCCCAAGTGATACCGATATAAGCTTTGCTAATGTTTTTACAGAAAGAACACTTGCCCTGTTTGGTGTCCAGCCCGAAGATTTGAATTCCGCAGGGCTTGAGTGGGCAAGGGAATACGCAAAAATCGTAGCACTGAGAAGACTGTATCTTAGATTAGCACAATCTGAAGACAGCAAATACTACGAAAAGTCTGATATGTATCTCAAGATGCAAAACGAACTGCAGAATCTTTTTAACAGAAAGACGATGACCACCGCTGGAACAAACCCTCAGAGCTACGAGGTGAAAAGGGCATGAGGCTTTTAGACTTGTATGCTGAACTGAACAGACTGTTCCCAGATTACGCCCACGTTCTCGGATACAAAAACACTGAAGAACTCCGTGCAGACGTTCAAAAGCTCATGAGCGTGTTCTTAGAGAGAGAACAGATAGACAGAAACAGCACAATCTCAAGCTTTGTTATCATCGTAGCACACAAAAAGAAGCTTTCTCAGTTTGACGAGTTTCAGTCTGAAGTAGATGCAGTTTTGCAGAAACTTTACAGCAAGCTACCGTTAACGGACTTCTCTGTTGAGTATGCGAACAACGACATCTATCTGTTTGCTTTGATTAAAGCGCAAGCTAAAAGGAGGCTACTATGAGCTACGAGTATAGACCTCTAAGTCAAGAAACTTTGAGAAGAATAATCAGAACGAGGGCAATAACTGTAAACGGTAGAGTGCAGATAGACCTTGACCCTGAGGCGAGGTGGGTGATTATTCAGAATGTCTCTGATGCGGAGGTCTATATCGGAAACAACACAGTAAATAACACGAACGGATTTAAGCTTAGCCCGGGAGACAGCATCTCTTTTAACTTCCTATCAGGCTTTGAGATTTACGTGTATGCAAACAACAAAGAGATCAGAGTTATGGAGGTGGAATAAATGAGGCACAAGCTTTTGAGAGTTTTTAGAAAACTAATAATGCCGGAGGTGGAACTGCTCGTTGTGGGGAGTAAGCTTTACGCAAAGAAAATAACGAAAGATGGAGAGGAAATTGATTACGGGCTACAAAGCCAAAAGCTTATAACAAATAGAGGAATGATCACACTCCTGAAGGCGCTTGGGGCGTTTCATAACGACGACAATAATTTTACAAGATCATACCAATGGGGCACAGCCATCGGGCACACTTCTGGAACAGGGACAAACCCTGAAAGCTTTACAGATACTGCGCTACAGTCTCCGATACAAACAACTCCCGTAAGTGCCTCCACTTACAACTATTTCTTTGACACGACAAGCCAAACATACAGACTGCGTTCTATCGCCATACTTTCATACTCCGCATCAGCCACCGTTTCCGAACATGCAGTATGGAGTTATAACGAATATATGCGGGCTTGGCACTTCTTTGATCGTTCTGTGCTTGATACTCCAATTGATGTCGCCAGCGGAGACACTATCACATTTACTTACATATTAGAGCTCTCAAGAGCATAAAGGAGGTATGAATATGCAGTATGTGTTTGTGATTGAAGACCGCAAGGTTAAAGAGGCTTACGAGCTTCGCCTTGAAGAAGGCTTCATGATAAGAAAAGAGGAGTGGGTGGGCGTTGCAGCGGAAGAGATAGAAGAAAAGCTTAAAACTCAGTTTGAAAGCATATACAAAATCAGAGAGATCGGGAACGAAATAGTCTACGAGGTGAAGTGATGGCAAACTATGATGTGCAAATCACACGAAGCTTGAGATTTTCAGTAGGGCGAAAATGGAACGAGGTTGTGGTAAAACGAAGCTTGAGGTTTTCAGTCAAGAAGAGAAGAGACGATTGGCTACAGAATTTCGGCGGTAGCAGTGTAGGGTGGTCTGGCGGCACAGTAAGAAGGAAAATGAGGTTCAGGTTCCCATGAGCTGGGCTTTGTCTTTTACGCTTTTGGTAGTATGTGGGCTTCTGTCGGTTGGCTTGCTTATTGAACGTAAAATGCATCTACAAACTACTGAAAGACTATCTCAATGCAGAACAGAACTGAAATCCACACAAGAGAACCTCGTCAAATACACACAGCTTTATTCTGAACTAAAAAGCAAGTGCGAACTTGATAAAAGAAAGATAGAACGTAGATATGCTACCCTCCTGAAAAAAGCCACCGAACCCATCCCACAAGTGAGCATCCCACCGCATACAAATGAATGCGAAGCGTTAAAGGAGATGATAGATGAAGCGAGCAAGCGTTTTAGTAATTAGTCTGTTCCTCTTTGCCTGTGCTACGAAGCCACAAGTGCAAGTGATAGAAAAGGAAGTTATCGTTAAATGCCCTGTCCCCGACATCCCAAAAACAGAAAGACCCGTGATAAAACCAGACCAGCCACACACTGAAAAATTGCAGTCTTTACTCAATTACATGTTCAGACTTGAAAGGGAGAACCAAATCCTGCGGGAGGTGATTAACACATGCAGGCAATAGAGTTGCTAAGAAGAATACTGAAGCATTACAGCGTTGATATAGCACTTGCAATTGTGTTTATGCTTGTAGCTTTTGTCTATGTCTACGACCAGCCCACGCTTTTGAGTGCGATAGCCAGAAAGGTAGCCCTTGCCTCGGCTGGCTTGGTCTATTACTACATCACAAGAGTTTTAAAAGTCGGGTTTATAGATTGGAGAGACCCTTATGACAAGATTTATAGCATTGTTCTACTTCTTTACATCGGTCTTGTCTTTGCTCTGGGCTAATCCCAGATGCTTGAAGCTTGAACCAGCCATAAGGGAAGCAACAGAAAAATACATAGCTAAAGACTACCCAGCCCACTATAACGTAGCTACCGCCGAGAAAGAGACTTCTTGTCGGTGGAAGGAGAGTGCGGATGGACACGGTTCAGTCGGATTTTTCCAATTGACACCTAAATTCCTTGACCCATTGCTACGCCCACTATTCCCTGATTACACAAAGCCACACAGCAAAGACCACTTCTATGCCTTTACCTATTATCTGAACACACTTATCCAAAGCAACCCCACCTCCCGCCTCTGGATTGTCTATCAACGCTATAACGGAGGTGATTGGGTTATCCGAGAATGCAGACGAGCAGGTGCGTGGGAATGGAAAAGCTGTCTGCAAAATTGCAGAAGGGGACAAGTGTGTGTGTGGAGGGTAAGGACGGAATGCAAGCAATATAGGAGTGCCTGTGAAATCAACTATGAATATTCCTTATTGATATATAGATACGCAGACAAATACCGCCGTGGGCCAGACGGGCGGTGGAGATATTGGTAGATGTGGCTATACTTCCTTGAGAGAGAAAACAAGAAGGTAGTCGTCCTCTCCGATCGGATGCTTCTTGACGCAACAAGAGAAACTCAAGAGGAGCTTGAGAAGTTCAACATCAGATACACGCTTACATATACCTATATAGAAGACTTGAAATATGCTAAGCAGGTGTGGAAGAAAGGCGGGTGTAAGATTGTAGATATGGAATGGCTGGCAGAGGCAGTGAAGGGCTGGCACTGTGAGATAGAAGAAAAACCAAAAGCCCAATCACTCCTAAGGTATGAGGATATTTTCAGCAAGCGAAAGAGAAGGAAACCCAAAAGGAATACAGAAGAAGAAACAGAGAACGAAAGCCCATCCAAACCCCCACAGCCACTACCACACCAAAAGTGGGTTTGGGGCAAGAAACATTTTGCAGAAGGGGTGGTGGAGATGATTATAGAAGAGGTTATCAGGCGAGGGTTATTTGTAGAGTTCCTTACCTCAAGACTGGGGCAGGAGCTGATGAGCTACTACGGAGAAGCACTGAGAGACCTCGTGAGAAAGAAGATTAGAGAGCAGTGAAAGTTTGACAACGATGCGGGACAAACTTAGAAAATCAACAAGCCCAGAAGGGGGGGTGTCCCATTTTTTTGTCAAATTCTTACCCAATCCAAAACACCATGAAAAAGTGTCCCATTTTTTTGTCAGAAAAGTTTGACAAAATCATGGGACACCCCAGACTGCAAAATTGCAGAAAACCCCACCATTTGAAGCCCTTGATTTTCAAGCGTCCCAGAAAGTCCCGCAATGTCCCCCTATGTCCCGGAACCCGCAAAGGGTGTCCCATTTTTTTGTCAAATTATTCCGCCCACACTTTCCCAGACGCGGTCAATTATCCCATACAGGGAACTGGTGCGGACCTCTTAAAACTCTCTGTGCTTATATTTGACGCAGAGGTCAG